TTTTTAGGGAAGTTCTCATCTAACCAAGTCTTGATAAGTTTATAAGGTTTAGTTTTAGATATACCTAAGAATCCTTTTTCAATTTGATAGTGAATCTTAGTACCTTTCTTTGCAGCTTCCATGCCAATCTTTTTAGAATCAATCTTACATCTATAAGCAAAAGAGTCAATAGATTCTCCCTCGTTTCTTTCAAGAGTAAGTGCAGAGTTTAAAGCTTGATTTATCTTCCAGTTTTCTAAAGATGGCTTGGCTATCATACCTAAGATGGTGGTAACAGAAGGAACAAGACCTAGGCTTTTAGCATCCCTAAGTGTTGTGTTCCTTTCTTTACCATTAGCACCTATGATTGTATACATAGGCTCACCATCTTGAGCATACCAATGTCCAGATTCAGACGTAAATTTATTATAACTATCTAATTCAGTTTTGTCAATATCTTTTTTATTTTTCATACTGTTTCCTCTGTAATACTATCAATAATTTTAATAGCACTATTAATTTTTAATTTAAACCATTCACCTTTATTATCTTTAGATTCTGCTTTACATAACTTATGTGCTTGAGATTCTGCAGTTCTTCTATTTGAAAATGATTTACAATACTTTAATTCATAATCTCTATGTGGGCTAGATGTTTGGTATTGATTACATCTATCTTCTGAGTCAATAGCCATACCAATTTTTACCCATCCTCTCCAAGCTTTGTTAGTTATAACATACACTTGACCTTCTGAAGATGTAGTATATTTTGAAAGCGAACTAAAAGCTGCATCTTCAAAAGTTTTATATCTTCCCGGTTTATATAAAGGATGAGACCTTGGTATATACTTACCATTAACATACATGTTTTTATTTAAGTATTCACTATAACATGTTTGACATATATAATCTTTTCTTTTTAATCTATGTTCGTCATAGTTTTCATTTAAAACTAATTCAACATCACAGTGGTTACAATTTTTATTAATGTGTTTCATACCAGTTATCTCCTATTTTATATTCTCCTGTTAAAGGACAACGCATATTAAAATGTTCACTTGCTTTCTCAATTGCTTCAACTCCAAGTCTACCTACAGCTTCTGTTTGAGATTCTTTTACTTGTATCTGCCATTCATCATGAATATTAGCTACAAACTTAGCATCAAGAGTATTTAAGTTTATTAAATCTTGTAAGATACACATAGCTTTCTTCATAACAATGGCACCCCCGCCTTGTAATAAAGTATTAAGTGCAGCATGTTGACTACGTACATATATCTTACGACCATCTAATCCTTTAAGAAAACCTCGTTCAGAAGCTTTCTGTACTTTATCTTTTAGAGTTCTAAGCGAAGGTAAGTTCTTGAAGAAAGTTTGTTTTAGTTCTTTACCTTTCTTGATACCTCCACCTGCTACACTACCAATCTTAGCATCACCTGCACCATAAACTAATGCATAGATAAATGTCTTAGCTTGGTCTCTAGTTTTAAGACCTGCAAGATTCTGATTAGTAGTATGAATGTCTCCGTTGATAACCTCTTCAATATAATCAGGGTCATCCATATAATGTGCTAACATTCTAAGTTCTAATCCACTAGCATCTATACCTACAAGTTTATATCCTTGAGGAACAGTCCAACATGAACGACACTCTTTACCATAAGGAGAACCTGCATTTGGAACTTGTGCCATGTTAGGATTTCTGTGTGTCATTCTACCTGTAATAGTTCCATTAGGTATTACACTACCATGAACTCTATCATCTTTAAGTTCATCTATCCAAGATGTGACTTGTGCTATACGCTTCTGATATAGTAAGAAGTCTGCAATCAACTTAGCTTCTCTGATGTGTTCAATTTTTTTGAGAGTACCTTCATCTACAATAGGCTGTCCTGTTGGTGTAAACTTTTTAGGAACCCAACCAAAATCAATTAGGTATTCTCCAATTTGTTTACGACTACCAAGATTAAAGTCAACTAACTTCTGCCTCATGAAAGGTTCAACGTTTTGAGTTTTAATACAATTACGATATTCTTCATCAGTCAATCCACGTTTAGATAACTCACCATCTTTTCTTACATAAGGTGTAACTAATTTATCATCAACTAACTTAGGTTTGAAAGTATTATGTACTTCATCTTCGACAGCAAGTTGCTTTGCTTTGAGTTCAGCAAGAAGTTCCATAGCTTGTTGAGTATTAAAAAAGAAACCAGTCTTCTCTTGCTCTTTCATTATCTTAGCTACACGATGTTCTAAATCTATACATTCTTTACTGAATATTTTACCTTCTTTAATAAGGTAATTATATACAGCTTCATTTAGTTTAACATCTTGAATACAATACTCTAACATTTCAGGAGTATAGGAATCAAAGTCTTCGGGTTGTTCTTGTTTCAAACAACCAACACGCCAACCCCAAGCTTTCAAACTATGTCCGTTCTCACGAACAGGATTGAATAGTCTTGACATAACAAGTGTATCTTCTATCTTACAATTAAACTTAGCACCGTAAAGTTTTTCTAGTACAGGTATATCGTAACCTATGATGTTGTGACCTATAAGTGTGTCAGCTTGTTGTAAGAATTTAATTCCTTCTTCTATCTGTGTGTTATCAAATGTATGTATCTTACCATCTAGTTCTTTAGCTACAATACACCACACATTATTAGGGTGAAGTCCATCAGCTTCTATGTCAAATACTATTTTAGAATTGTTCATTGTCAAATGTTTCCTCCTCTGATACTTCAAACAATCTACCAGTATCAGGATTATATCTAAGACCACAAGCTAAACCTGTATCACCTGTGTATCTAGATTTCAATACACGAACCTTAGTGGTGTTTGCTTCTTCAGGATTATTTGCTTGTTGGTTTCTTTCTAGTGCAATCACACAATCAGATAACTGTGCTATACCTTGTGAGCCTTTTAAGTGTGATAGAGATACTTCGATACCTTGCTCGTGTCCTTTATCACCCGATGCTCTACGTAAGTGAGATACTAATATCATACCTACTCCTGTTTCTTCTACAAGACTACGTAATTTATTCATCAACATATCAATACCTCGTCTCTCGTCTCCTTCATGGAGAACATTAACAAGCATATGTAAGTGGTCAACCACCACCCATTTACATTCACATCCTACGATAATGTATCTAAGCTTGGCAAAGATATCATCAATATCAGTAGCACCTAAATGAGCATGAATATAAACTCTACCTTCAGGTATTGCCTTATCAAATAAAGCAAGTAAATCTTCTTCAGTATAGTTCTTTCTCTTCTCAGATAGATAGATTCTATCATTAGCTTCAATGGATAAGATACCGTCAGCAGTTCTTAACCAATTCTCTTCAAGTGCTACAATACCTACATTATCGTCTGTGTTTTTAATAAGCCAATGTTCAAGCTCTCTAGTTACACTAGACTTTCCGAGTCCTGTTCCACCTGTAAGTGTTACCAGTTCTCCTTTACGCATTCCATATAGTTTCTTGTTCAAGCCTTCCCATGGATATGCAATACTTTCCTTCTCTTCTCTATGTAACCAATCACCTTTTTGTGATGATAGTTCCATGATACCTGAAGGTGTGTATGTCTTAGCATTCCACCATGCTTGAGTAAACTCTTGGAATTTGTTTTGTTTAAGCATTTCATTTGCATCTTTATATCCATTAGGAAATGTCATGATTCTAGTTTTGTTAGGCTTTAGTATTTTAGCTACAGCTTTTGCAGCTTCTTTACCTGCCTTGTCATTATCAAAACATAACACTACATTATCAAATGATTCTACAAATTCAATGCTTTCTCGTATGTCTTTAACAGCAGCCGAAGCTCCACGTTTAAGAGATACTACTGACCACTTACCTTGAAAGAGTTCATGTACTGCCATAGCATCACACTCTCCTTCAGTAATAGTCAGATACTTACCACCTGTATTTCCATACAGTTGTTCTCCGAATAAACCAGTATTATCAAAGGTACCATTAGTTACGAAACCTTTATTAGCTACAAACCTAGTTTTAGTACCAACAACTTCATTACCATTAAAGTATGGATAGATGTGTTGGGTAACATTATTATTCCTATCTTTTACTATCTTAACACCAAACTTAGTTGCTGTATTTTCAGAGATACCTCTGTCAGTTAAAGCACCATAAGCACCAGTATAAGATGTAAGGAATGTATTATCAGGTTTAGGTTTACTCGTCATCTCAACTACCTTACCTGTTGATTCATTGTCATAGTCTGTAAAAAATGTATTACAACTAAAACATTTAGCAGAACCATTCTCGTTTAATGAAACAGCATCACTGCTACTACATTTAGGGCAAGGTAATTTGTGTTTAATAAATTGAGTTCTTTCTTGTTGCATTCTATCTCCATTAGAAATGTGGCTAGGCTTTTACACCTAGCCGATTTATATTTACTCAGAGTCTTCAGATGTATCTGCTTCCTCTTCTTGTTCAACCATAGCTTCAGGAGAATCCTTTAGCACAGCTTCAAGATTATTCTGATGTCCTTGAGAAGCAAAGTTTAAAGCTTCTACTATAGTATTTAAAGTTCCTATCTTTGTGATAGATATATTAGCATTAGCTTTTCTTTGCTCGTCCTCAATCTTAGAAACATCAAAGACTGATTCACCATCATCATTCTTAATAGTAATAATCATAATTAAAACTCCTCGTCTTCATCAAAGAACTCAGAGCCATCAGATGATTTATACTCTACCAAGTCTACAATCTGAACAGCTTGTAAGTCAAGACCTTTCCCTGTCTTACCTGCATACTCCCAATCGTATTCATTATATTGGACTCTAACTTTAGAGCCATTACCAACAGCAAGATTTACTTCCTGTTTGTTTTGGTCTAGTAATCTAGGAGCAACCCTGACCATTCCATTTGGTCCATTTACTTTCCTTTTAATTACTACAGCAGAACCTTCATCCATCTGCTTAATGGTATGCCCACGAGAAGCAAAGTCATTTGCTGTCTCTTCATCAACAACTAAGTTGACTGTGTACATTGGTTCATAAGTTGTATTAGGCTCTTTAATACTTGCCCAATACGCAGTTCCTTCTACTATCATATTTACCTCCTACGGTTTAGTTATTATTAGAAGTCGTTAAAACTGGGAGAGTTTTGAGCTGACTACTCTCGGAGTCATGGACTGAAGCCAAACCAAATAGTTTTATATTTGGAGATAGAGGGCTTAAAGTTCTTTGGTTACTCGATGTCATGTTGCACATTCTACACTAATCCTTGATGAATGTCAAGCAAAATATCATTTATTGTATAAATAGTTTCATCACAAAGTTTTACATAATAATATTCATCCTCTTTCCAACGAACTTCATAAGCTATCTTGTTCTCATAAAGCTCTTGATTATTATTCTGAATCCAAGACTCAAACTCTCGGTACTCATCTTTGTTTAATTTTTTATATCCTTCGTACATATTATAGTCTCCACCATGTTGTCTCTTAAATAAATAATTTAATTATACCTGTTAGTAATACAAAAGTTGCTACTGCATTTAATACTATCAAAGCTCTGTCGTTCCACATCAAACCTACTAAAGTCCACATAAAACAACCTATAAAACTTAGTATTAAATCTACTTCTTTTAAATCAGGTATTGTCCTAAAACAAATTGCTACTATTATAAAACAACTTGCAACCCATTTCAAGTACCAATCAGTTGTTTTTGTTTTTCTTGTCATAATCTCTATCTGTTATTAAAAATCCAACACCTATTAAACAAAATAACATAAACCCTATTACAAATACTAGTCCTATTATTTCTCCTATCATTTGCCCTCCTCTTGCACAACATATTTATATTTATCACTACTCCAACCTAAGTCAAGTAAGTCTACAACTTCATATCTTAATTTCTCAAGAGTTGTAATGTCTGATAAATACAAATCATTTATCTCGTGTAGTGTGTTAAGTACTCCATTGAGTTGATTAATTCTGTTTACTAAATCGTAATAGTCTTCTTTACTTGACTCAATAACTACTTTATTTTTTAAATGTTTTACTTTCATTTTCCTTGCCCTCTATATTTCTTATGGTTAGCTTTTCTATTTTTATTCATAGTAGAGTAGCCAACATTACCTTTACCTTGACTTGTTCTCTTACCTCTAACACCAGTAGCTGATGTATGAGTTGATGAGAATGCTTTAGATTTTACTGCCATTTTATTTTATCCTTTTTCTTTTGAAATAATGTTTTCAAATACATCATAACATACTGAAATTTGTCCTTGTCTTTCAAAGAAAAGACAAACAATAGTAATTACTAGTGCTAAAATTATTCCTAAATAATTAAAATCTTTTATATTAAATTTCATTGTATTCTATTTTCTCCTTTTTTCTTTTATCGTTATACTCTGTAACTTCCTTACCATTTATATAACCTGTTTTAACTTGAGTCCACTTACCCTCATTAAATCTTACCTCAATAAATTTAACAGTCTTAAAA